TGACCAAGCAGTCGAGCAACCACACGCACGCGCTTCCCGGGCACAGCCCGGGCCCGGTTTTATTTTCTAATGATTTTATTTAATTGACGCACATAAAACACAACACAAAGATACTATGAAAGCACACGATATCACATCAACCATTTTGCCAAGGATCCTCCAATTTTCGCCGCAGTGGTGGCAATGGAACCGCCAGGCAACAGCCCGACGACGGACGACAACGCGTCCGGGCCATACTCTTTGACCATATCCCACACCTTAGGACCAGCTTTCGCTAGTACGCCCTCTGCAGCGTCAAGGAAACCCGCAGTTGGTTCCGACATAGACGCGGGTGCACCCGCAATGGCCTCCTGTACGATAGTTTGCTGCGGAGCAACATTTTCGCGCATAGAAGCAACAGTTTGCGGGATAACGCCCACGTGCTTAGGGAACAACTCTGGCACAAGATCGTCCATGACATCGAACGCCTCCTCTCCGGGACGCTCATCCGAACCGATGAATGCGGCGCACTTCGTGTCGCACTCAAAGCAAGCCTCCACAGTCACCATGAATACCGCCAGGTTTCCCATACCTTCAGCAACGACTTGGATGAAAGGCATACCAGATGCCGAACCCTCCGTGTCGCCGTTGAATGGCAAGAAAGCCTGCGGGTCATAGGGCTGCAGATTCTGCACACCAACATACGTTGCGGTATAGTCAGTTGCGGCACGTTGCGGTAGCCAAACCATCTCAAACGCCCCCGTCGCAGACAACGTCGTCACGGACGCCGTTGCTGAGTTGGGGAGTTGAGACAGGAAGCTCGAACTGGCCGCCCCACCGCCATAACCAGGTGGGAGAATCGCTGCGTACACCACTCCCTGCGCCGAGGTGAAGGGAGAGGCATATTCGATGCGGACTTTCAGACCGACGCATCGTGCAGCGAGGATGAATCCCGCCAGGGTACTCGCGGCTGAGAACATCAGCGTACCTGGGGTCGATATAGAAGTCGACCCCCACGTAGTGGTTCCTGTCCGAATGAGCACGGTGCTCTGCAGCACCGGGTAGACGTCGAACGCGACGCGGTTGGGTGACCCACCCGTGGTGCCCGTGAAAATCGCAGTCTGCCTGAATGGAAACAGTGTTGTTTGCAACATCTGCATCTTGTCCGGCATCCTGGACGGGCAGTCGAATGGGTTGAACAGGCAAGCTAAGAAGTTCGCAGTCGCCGCATGCTGGTGCATCCGTGCCTGGCGCGACCGGTTGCCCGACCGTACTGCCACGCGTGGTTTGCCCTCGCCTGCGCGCTCCGCTACTTCCTCGACCTCCGCCCGTTTGATACCACCCACCAACTTGGCCACTTTTGCCACCTCCTTGTTCGCCACTTTCGTTTCTTTCGCTACCATCGTTAGAGAAAAGTTTTGTCATAACACCTCGTGTTTACAAATCATTGCGGGCTAACCGGTAAGCCCGCAACGTGCGTCAATTGTGCGTACCCTACGGTTGCGCATCCCCCCTGACAGGGGCGGCAGCACATCTCCCGCGTGGGGCGCCTCCGTAGGCGCGGCCACGTCCCGCGATGCGCGCTCCGCCGCGGCCGCTGTCGCGACCGCGGCCGCGAGCAGTTCGCGGGCCCTCCGGGCGTGTTTGTCTGCCGCCACGCCCCCGTTGACTAACTGGGGACGCTGCAGGGCGTGTTGAGACAGCGAGCGCCGCCACCGAGGTCACGGGGCGGTGCACTAGCTCGCCGTCAACAACAACAATAGTGCTAGCGTCATCATCATTGATGACCCTAGGCACAATGGGAGCGCTTGGACACGCGAACAGGGGTGGGCTCAGCAAATCCAATGGTGTCACACAACCGGTTAGCCATTGCCGAAACGCCGGATAGTCAAAATCCGGCATGGTGTCAAGCACACGGACACCCATCCACCCGTCCACATTGTCATTTGGGAACTGGTCTGGAGCAGCAAACCCAGCCCACCAAGACACCAGCTCACGAATCTGCGGGGGAGCGTCGACGTCCACACCCAGCTGCATCGCACGGGCGACAAAGTCGCCCAGGATGGGGGTGTTGCGATCCGTCAACGCTAACGCACGCAGTTTCTCCACTAGTTTCTCGATGGGGGTAACATTACCTGGGGGAATGGTGCTCATGTGGAATTTGACAACCTGCCTGCGCACATCGGCACAGTTGCTCGGTTCACCAAACCACACAAGGTGCGAGTACTCACGCGCCAGAAACTTGACGCCCAAAGCGCCACGAGGGACAACGTCGCAAGTCAACTTTTGTCCGACGCTCTTGGCAGAGTTCTCATACACCCTGGAGTTGACGTCGGCGGTCAAACCGTCGTCACCCCCATAAACACCGAGGCGTTGCCACGCCTCCTCCACACCGCGATATGCTCCATTCACATAAGTCATCCGATGACACATGTACGCGATAAACGCATTGGCCAGACTGTTGAAGATCGATGTTTCAGGTGACCCGGACACGCGCGCCCACCCGGTGCGATATTTCACGCCCATGGATGTCGTCGCGCGCATCTGGTACTGAGATCGCATCAACTCAATCAACACATCCGCCCACTGCTCGCCAAAGAAACGCATCATAACTATGCGCTCCAAGTCACGCAATACCTCAGAAATCCGACCGTCACAACGCGACAGGTCCGTAAGCGAGACCCCACAAACGGCCAATTCACAAATGGCCGCAACACGAAACGCGATCTCAAACGGGGTCTTGCCAAACGCATACCACTCAAACATTTTCATGTGAGCAGCAAAAGCGTAGCAAAACCGTGAGTAATCGCGCTTGTCGCAGCCATTAATCGTGGAAATAAGCCTGGGGTCTTTCACTTCAGAATAGGACTCAGCCTTCATGAAGGAACTGATCTGACGGAAAGGCAAAGCGTGATCCGCCTCTTCCAAGATGCGGCGCTGGCTAGGGCGGGCCTGCTTATCCCAGACTTCCTCTAGGTCCGCGGGTACGCCCAGGTGCAGCAATGCATCCGGAACTACCAACCTGGCAAACTCATCAATGAACTTTGCCAACAGGGGGGTCAACGTGACATTCATCGCGACGCTAGTCACGCGCGACTCCACGCCTCGACGATCATTTGAAACACTCCGTACAGGTACGAAAGAGTCCAACATAATCGGCTGCATGAAGGCACGCATAGGAATTTTAGCATCGTGGTCAATGTCTTCCGCACGACCAAACTGATAGTGGCGGACAGCGTCTTGCGGCGCATAGACAACGCTCGCGCCCGCAACACAGATACTGCGATGATACTCAGTGAGCAAAGTAGACTCATTGACCCCAAGACCAGTCTTTGACTGGACCTGAGCAACGGTCAGCTTAATGCCCGAAATCCTCGCAGTGCTTGCCAGCGCGGCGTCTACAGCCGCAGGAACAGACGCCTCCAACAACTCGCCCACGAACGCCGTGGACACATACGCGCCACCACCCCGAAGGGCGATGCGCACGAATTGTCCAACAACGGGGGCTAACCTGACGAGGCGCCGGGCGTGCAACCACCCAACTACCATCGCCGGTATGCCCTCCCAGCGTCCCAAGCTAGTCAAACACACTACCTCATGATCTTCGTCAACCATCTTCCGATCAACCAAATACGCATTGGCCCGGGCACCAAACAGCCAGCCGGTCTTAACCAGCAGGTTGTCACAGCCCCAATCCCACACATGGTGCTCATACCTCGCGCCACCAGTGACGTCATACTGCACCCTACCGGCACGATCGAAACAATAGGAGTAATCGGCACGCACCGCGGCAGCACGCTTCGGCTGAAACGTGTACAGCAGCACATTACCATCATGCTCCAAAAGTAGATCATGCATGTCAAGGTACTGATCGACATCCACCATGGCCAGAATGCACCCAGGGGGAGGGTCAAAACTACGCACTCCTACGTTGAGATCTTTCACCCAATAATAGGAACGGCTGCCCAGACGCCCTAGACGCTGGTCAGAAGCGGCCATCTGTACATAATATACAGATTTGCCGAGCAGCGCACCAACACGCTCCATCAACAGGCTACCAGCACTGCGAGCCGCAGCGGACACACCATGGGTGTGCATCGCTGCGGGTTTCACAGTGGGTAGTACGCTGTCCATGAACGTAGTACGCACGGTCGCAGGCCTCTGGGTTCCTGCGATCCGGGTTGCGGCCACAAACTGGCCGAAGACATCTTCGCCATGGCGGATTCCCGCCCAGATCAACTGCAAGTACCAAAGACTCGCATGAATTGATCCGATCATTCCCGGTACCCAATGCGCGACATAGCCGCGCCAGAGCACTGCAGTCAAAACCGCAGATACGAGAATGGGCCACAACCACACCCACGCAGTGCTTAGAGCTGCGTTGGGCGGAATGGGTGACGCAATCACCACTTCCATTTTATGGACTGGTGAACCAGTCCAATTCGTCAAGCGACAGGTGCCCCAGAGACACCCCTAGTGTTGAGTACACTAG